ACTTAGACGACCTAGAATAGTAGTAATAGAAGGAAAAGCACCGTCGGGAGTTTTGTATACTCTCCCGACTTCTGTTGTGATTGCTTCTAATTCTGCTAATTCTTGTACTTGTTTATGTTGAAACATATTTTCACCACCTTTTAGCAGGTGTGAACCAGCTAGAGTCAAACGCTGGCATAGCATATTTGTCAGCATCACCACCATCCCAATCAGATGGATGATTGCCTCCAAATAATACATCATCTGCTAAAGCACCACCCACATCTTCAGAGTATGTATTATCAATAGCAGTGATATCAATCTTAGAAAGGTCTTTCGCTATTAAGACTTTTTCTATTAGTTTTAATAAATGTTCATTTGTATACTTATTTAATTCTTCTGTTGAAGGTGTTGGTTCAACAAAATCTAAACATATTTCAATCAACTTATCACGCATTACTATCTCCTCAAGTTAATCACGGTTGTCTGTTTTAACTAAAAAATCTTCTTTAACATTCTCAGTGGTCCATTTAGCAAATGATAAAATATCTTTATCTCCTTCTAGTTTCTCTAACTCTGATAGAAATTCTTTATAATCCATCAAATCTATAACTACGGCCGACATTTTTAGACTATTCCTTGCCTTACTTTAGAGATGATATATTCCTTTACTAATTTACTTCTTACAATATCATCTTCTACAAATTCAATAGTTTTAAACTCATCTATTGTAGCAAGAATCCTCATGAATGTCAAGAGTCCTTTTCGTTCATCATCACGAATTAAATCGCTTTGTCTAAAATCACCACAAAACATAATTCTACTATTATCTCCGAGTCGAGTAATAATAGAGTCTAATTCATGGAAGTTTAGATTTTGTGCTTCATCTACTAGTACGATTGAATCATCTAATGTTATTCCTCTAATATAAGAAGTAGTAACGAACTTGATAATATTTTTACCTTTAAGTATATCATAAGCATCACCTCTGCCAAAGATATCATTACAAATATTCATATAGGGTGCTTCGTATACTTTTGACTTTTCCTTTTCTGTTCCTGGTAGAAATCCCATGTCTCTGGTTGGTACGACTGATCTTACTAGGGTTAAATTTGTATGATCAGTGTATCCATTAATAATATCTGATAGAGCTAGATAAAGTGATATGTATGTCTTGCCTGTGCCTGCTAAACCGTGTAGAAGTAAATTGTAGTCCTTATTATACAGATCAAAAGCTTTTTCTTGATTAATTGTTTTTGGAAAAACATTCTTTAGTTTTAACGAATTATTATTATTTTTACGAAATTGTTTTTTCTGTTTTCTAGTTAACTTCCCTGGAAAGTGAGAAACATTATCGAATTCTTCTACGGTTAGTAAGGACATTATTCATACCTTTTTCTAGATTAAAAATAATTAAGCGTCCCCCCTAGCAATTCTTTTACTGCGCCATTTATCTACGGCCTTTCTTGTCTTTACCTCCTTACTAGTTTGTTTAGAACCCATAGATGCAGCTAAAGCACTGTTCGGGTGGGCAGCGGAGACTTTATGCATAACTTCACCCCATCCATCATCATTCTTAATACCACCTACACCACCAACAATATTCATGGCTTTAATAACTTGTTTAGTATTTGAATTGTTGGAGAGATATTCTTCCTTGTCTGCAATAGACATGAATTGATCCCATTCGATCCCAGACTCTTCATTAAAAAATGTGTAATTGGGCATTTGTTCTCCTATGCTTTTATTTATGATGGATAGTGTCTCGAACTTCATCAAAAGAGCGTTTCATCAGATCTTTGAAATTTTCTTTCCATAAATCTGAATATTCAGTATCTTGATACAATCTAAACAGAGGAGACCCCAAGGTATGATGAATATTGTATGGTACTTCATCTTCTTTTAAACCATAATAGTCTTCTCTGTCCATACCCTCACCAACTAGATAATTCCATTTTCTATCAAGTGAACCTATATCATCTTCTTCAAATTCAAGAAATCTATGTAAATATGATGGTTCATTAACATTGGCCCAATCTAATGTAAGCTTAGATGTTTTTTCATTATTACAATTCCATAATGATACACTACTCCAGTTCTTCTTAGGATAAGAGTCTTGATTAGTGCCTCCCATCTTAGAAAGAAAAGAAGAAGTATAATCATGTTTACATACTGATACTGACTTAGTTAAATCGACCTCTTCTATAAGAGAATCAACTGACCGTGTAAACATCATATCACAATCTAAAAATAATGCTAAACGAGGATAGTCCGTTTGTCTGCGAAGATCGTGATATAAATTAACTAATGGTGCAGATAAAAATCTGGTCATAGTAAATTCAGTAGAACCTCGAAGATCCAATTTCCTGTTCGTATAACCATAAGCATATAGATGATTATAGATTAGTGGTATAATTTTATATTTGATTTTAGTATCAAAACTACGAATAGTGTGAGCTAATATTTTTGCACATATATCCTCTTTAGGATCATATCCAATAAAGATAGTTAAATGATTAAGACCAGAATTCTCTAATGAATCAAAAAGGTGTTTCATGTATTAACGCCTTTTCAAATTGTTCATAAGACATTCCATGCATATTAGGAGATTTGCAACCATAGAAATCATATTGTTTATCAAAAACAAATATGAAATCCGTGAATAGATTATGTGTCATAAACCAATCTAGATACCTAATTCTATTTGGATTGTCTGCCGCATTAGTTCTAGTCTCAGCGGCCCCTTCAAACATATTACTGATTGATTGAGTAGTATTATTTTTAATTAGACTATCGAACCCTAGAATATACAAAATAGAATTGCCATTAAACATAGCACATTTCATAGCGTACATCCCAGTATTAGACCTTGGTCTAGGACCAGTATGGCCATGATACAAAGATGATTCTACATGGTCTTCTATTTCATCTGGGAATAAAATTCTGCTGTTAGAAAAGAGTTTAGAATCTTCTAACATCTTCTTTCGATATTCTTCAATTGTTACATTATATAAATTTACTCGATTGAGATCTTCAAATCCTTCATATGCAATACCACAAGAATATACCTCATTCTTTACGGGTATTCTATTAAGATCAAACTCGGCTCTAGAAGTACCATTACCTATAATAATGGCTCTATTTCTTTTAATATGTGGTATTTTTTGAAACATCATCATCATTCTCATATTGTAAATTCTCTTCAATATCGCGCTGTTGGCGACTCTCACGGATCTTCTTAAATTTATTTACCCTTCGAGGATTATCGTTATCATTATAATCATCATCCCACTGTGATCGACGGGCCCTAAACGTTTTAGACATTACCAATCCTTCGCTTCTTTGAAAGTTTTCTTAATTAGATTCTTAGTGATACCCTTGTAGGGGCTTTTCTTTTCTTTGATAGCTAATAGTAATTTAGCATCATCCGGGTCTGCTGATTCGAGAAATTCAATAAACAAAGATTCTCGCCTTGCTGGTTTAACACCCTTCTCTTGACCCTTGATAAAATATCGAAGCTTACGGAATTCACTATAAAAGTAATTCTGCATATCCGATTCTTTAGGCAACGGCTTATATGGCGGGTTACCTTCTGGCAAATCAAATGTAATGCTTTCATTGAATAACATATTGAAAACTGTAATCAATGGTTCACAAGTCTTACTACTACTTTGAAGGAAAGCTATTTTATCTTTCTCAGACTTCATTTTGCTGGCCTTCATGATAACTTCAGCTACGCCGTCTTTCATCTAAAACTCCTGTATATCAGTCATTAAATTTTTCAGTCTACTCTTAATAAAGTACCCTAGTATCATAGAACGATCGTTCCTTTGATAATTACCATATATATCTATAACTTGTTTTCGGATGTCTTCTGGGATACGGGCTAAATCAATTAAGTGAATATTCCTTAAATAGTTTCTTTTAACTTCACCATCAAACGGTGTTACTCCTCTTACCATATCTTCTATCATAGCACTAACGCGCTTCTTTGTCAAGGGTTTTTGGCGAGTCCCAGCAACAAAAGTATCATCATTTGATAAGATATTAGGTACCCCGTCGCCAGCATCACCACGAATAACGTGTTCGAAAAGATAGGATAATGGGTCACCCACTTTAATAAACTTCTTAGTAATAGGCGAGTATTGTGAGACATTCTTATATCTCTGTAGTTGTGAGAAATCTTTATCACCAGATACAATCATAATCTTTTCATTACTATAACGTTCTACCATTACAGCAATAATATCATCAGCCTCAGCCGATTCTACTTGTAAAACAGCATAGGGTAGATTATCTTTAATCTCAGCCTTGATAGTATGTAACGTATTAAAGATAGCGGCCCAGTCAAGATTAGATTCTTCTCGCGTCTTCTTTCTACTAGCTTTATAATACGGAAAGATTTTCTTACGCCAATAGTTCTTATCATCGCAACAAATGACAAGTTCACCATACTTAGAAAATCTAGATTTAAAACCACGAATGGAGTTTAGTACTTGGTGACGTATAAGATCTACACTGAAATCTTTATTGCCACTCGCAAGAATATTTGATAAACATACTTGCGAAAAATCTAATAAAATCATTATTATTCCTTAGTTATCGTCATCGTCCTCAAAAAATTCTTCGTCTTCATCGTCATCATTATCCACTGAAAATTTGATATCCCCACTGTCCATTAGTTTCTGTAGCTTATCGCGATTATCAGTAACAACTTGATGCATTGGATGTTCTACACCCACTGAATTATATAGTATACTTCTAGTAAGTTCTCCAATCATAATGAAGTCTTTAAAGAACAATTCTTCATCCACTGGAAACCCTTGATGATAAAACTTAGTAGCAATATTAGAAAACATTTGATTTACTACTTCATCTACGAACACCATTCGATTTACAGCGATGGCTTTCATTACCTCTTCTTCGGTTTGAGGGAGACGTACCTTATCATCTTCATCAGGTACAAAGGTTTTCGGGAATTGTATAACATTACTTGTTGTCATGTAACCGCTTTCAATAGTAGTGTTTGAGCATTTATTCGCCCGGTGGGTACTGCGGATCGTGTCTTAATATTCTCCATGAAAGTCCTTATCTTTACTTTGCCCATCTTGATTAGATCGGATAGTTGTTCTTCTGGCTTTCGTAAACGCTTAGACATACTAGACTCAGAGAAGTTATATAGTGTGGAGCCTTTAACTTTTAGACCACCTTCTAAAGCATCGTAACGTGTCAATATTCTATATTTAACATTATATACCCATAATTGCTTTGCGTCAAGTAATAATGTCGGGTCTAATGAAACTATTTTTAGTTCATTACTTTCTTTTAGAAACTTAACACCTTTTACTAACTGACTCGCTGATTTTACTTTGGGTTTACGAGTACGTCTTACAATCTTTTTATTATTTATATGTTTTTTAAGTTCCGATATCATCCTTTCAAAGAAGCCAATTCTCTTATTAAGACCAGCACGACCTAGATACCCCCAGGCCTCTTTCAAATCAGAAGACTTGCCTAGCTTAGATTCGAGCAATTCCTCATACTCACCAGTGTAATATGATACAATACGATCTATCTGCGCCTTGTTCATATTCTTCAAACGAGCAAACTGATAGAAATCAAAATCATGATTCTGATCATCTACCACCTCTTCTAATTCACCAAT